CCAGGTTTCCTATGGCTGGGCTAAAGGGCCGATCCTGCCCGGTTTCGAGTTGGACCATCTTTGCCGAGTCCGCGACTGCGTGAACCCTGCGCACCTCGAACTTGTCAGCAACGCGGAGAACGTCCGCCGGAGCTGGGTGGGGCGAGAGTTGCCCGCCCATTGCCGCGCCGGTCACCCCCTTAGCGGGGCCAACCTACGCATCAAGGGCCGCGAGCGAATTTGTCGGACATGCGCAACCGAAAACCGGAGGCGCCGCCGAGCGGCTGCGCAACGCTCCACGGAGGTCAGACTGTGAAATCCCGCAGCCACCAAGCCATCCTTTCCGTCTCGCTCGGCGGAGACATGCCCACGTTTGAAGGCGAGGCGACCGTCAGCTTCACCGTCAGCCCCGGCCGCGCGGAAACCCCGCCCAGCTACAGCCACGGCGGCCTCCCCGCCGAACCCGCGACGGTCGAGGACGTGACGGTCACGCACATCGACGGCGAGCCCGTCAGCGCGCGGCCCTACGGCAAGTACGAGGCCGACACCATCGAAACGCACATCGAGGGCTCCGACGGCCTCATGGCCGAGCTTCTGCAGGCCGCCACCGAGGAAGAGATCGCCGCCTACGACGACGCCATGGAGCGCCGGTGGGAAGAGCGTCGGACGGAGGGCTTCTGATGGCGGAGATCATCACCCTGCCGACCGCCCGCCCGCGCCTGATCGAGCCGATGGCGAACGACTACGGCCACGAGCCGGTCGCGCCGGTCGAGCGCCCCCGCATCGACATCACCCCAGGCGTCGACGGCTACCGCGTGTGGCTGTTTGGCCGGGTCTACGCCGAGTTCGCCAGCTCCACGAGCGCGACCCGCTGCGCCGCTGCGCTGACCACGCTGGACGCCCTCGACGCCCTGCCCTGGGGCGACCCCACCACCCCCACCGCCGCCTAGGAGGGCGACATGGAATCGTTCGTCGCAAGCCTGCACGCCGACACCCTGCGCGTCGCGCTGCTGGAGCATCACGCCTACACCGCGTCCGAGGCGGGAGCCGAATGGGCCGCCCACGCTCGCGAGAAGGCGGAAGCCGCCTGGGCGCGGCTGCAGGAGGCCATGACCGCCATCCTCGCCGCCCCGGCTCACCGCGCGGCCGTTGCGGCGGAGGAGCCCCAGCAGATCGCAGAAATGGTGCCGTTCTGATGCGCCCCCTCACCACCATCAACCCGCCCCGCCCCTTCATGACCGCCGGTGACGCAGTCCGCGCCGCCTTCGGTGTCGACGCCCAGATCGAGCGCCTGACCGGAGCCCTGACCAAGGCCCGCAACTTCATCGCCGAGCTGCAGCATCCGGCTGACCGGGAAGCGGCGGAGCTGCTGGGCGAGATCGACCGCGCGCTGGGCCTCGGCGCGCCGACCATCGCTGAGGCCGCTGAGTGATGCGGCGCTCGTACCTCATCGACGCGATCGAATGCGGGCTGGACGGTCTCAACATCCCTGGCGCGCTAACTGCTCAGCAGGTCTCGGACCTCGCTGCCAGCCTCGAAGTCTCGCTAGAGAACGAGAGCATGGCGACGGGGCGGGATCAAATTCCGAACCCGATGGACGCTGAGCTTCGCCGCGTCCGGCAAGCCCACACCGAGAGCGTCGCCTCCCTTGAGCGCGGCCACACCGAGCAAGTGCGCGAACTCGAATGGCTCGTCTCTCGCCTTCGCAGCCGCATCCACGACCTTGAGCAGGAGCGCGTCCGCTGATGCGCCCGCAGCCCTTCTCTCCCGCCTGGTGGCGCCGCGAGCTGACCTCGCTCCTCGCCGCCGCCCTGTTCGCCGCCGGGATGATCGCCCTGGCCGGCATGACCCCCTTTGGAGTGCCACAATGAACGTCACCGATCTCGGCTTCACGGCCGACGAACTCCGCGCCCTGGTCATCGAGCGCGCTGCCGACAAGCTCTGCGCCGAGGTGCTGGGCGCTGACACGGCCGACTACGCCGAGGAAGCCCTGTCGGCCGTGGACCGCAAGATCAAGGCCCACATCGACGAAGCGATCACTCCGCTCATCGACGCGGCCATCGCCAAGCACGTCGAGCCCTACTTCTCCAAAGAGATCGAGAACCTCGTCTTCGAAGAGACCAACCGCTGGGGCGAGAAGGTCGGCAAGAAGCTGACGTTCCGCGAAATGGTGATCGAGCGGGCCCAGGCCTACATCGAGGAGCCCGTCAGCCACGACGGCAAGACCAAGTCGCAGGACTCCTACAACTGGCGGCCCAACACCACCCGCATCGCCTACGAGGTCGACAAGCACATCCAGTACGAGATCTCCGTCGCGCTCAAGGAGGCGGTGGGGAACCTCAACAGCAGCATCGCGCAGGGCTTGGCCGGCGCGGTAAGGGTCTCCCTCGCTCAGGTCGTCGATGGCCTGAAGGTCGCGGTGACGACCAAATGAGCGAAGCCGTCACCCGCCTCCCCGCCCGCACCGCCGGGATCGCCGCCCAGGTCCGCAGCCTGCAACAGCAGATCGCCGACCTCTCAGCCCGCCAGCGTGACGAACTGCTGAGCGCCATCGGCCGGGCCTGCGCGCTCGCCGCCGAGGTCGCCGAGAACCCCGCGCAACCGCCCGGCGTCCGCGACCTCGCCCGCCGGTTCGTCGAGGACGAGGAGGCGCGGGCCCAGAACATCCGTGCTGTCGCGGCGAGGGTGGGCTGATGGCCTCGCTCCTGAACACGGCGCTCTTCGGGGCCAACATCGCCTTGGCAGCAGTCAACCACGACATTCACGCCGCCCTCGGCTGGCTGGTTTGCCTGCTGCTCGCCCTCCGCCTCACCCGGCGGGCCACGCCATGATCGACCTGATCCCCGCCGAACACGAAAGCCTCGCCCGCCTGGTCCGCGCCGGCGCCGACGGCCTGCTGCTGCGCGACATCACCGTCTCCCACGCGATCCGGCTCGGGCTCATGGGGCTCGCGACGATCCAGCGCGGCGGGAAACCGCAGCGGGTGTTTGTGACCGCCCAAGGGCGGGCCTTCAGCCAGAGGAGCGCCTTCGCATGACCCAGACCCCCACCGCAACCTCAACCCAGGAGCGCGCCATGAGCGAACCTGCCCGCCAACAAGTCACCCCCGTTCGCGAGGCGGCGCTTCCCGCCTCCGAGCCCGCCTCGATCATCGCGGTCATTGAGCGCGCCGCCCTGAACCCCGACGTGGACGTCGACAAGATGGAGCGGCTCTACGCCATGCACGAGCGAGCGATGGAGCGGCAGGCCCGCGCCGCCTTCGCCGCAGCGCTGGCCGAGATGCAGCCGAAGCTGCCGGTCATCGATGAACGCGGCGGGATTAAGGACCGCGCCGGCAAGGTGCAGTCCACCTATGCCCGGTGGGAGGACATCAGCGACGCGATCCGGCCGATCCTGCACGAGCACGGCTTCGCTCTGAGCTTCCGCGTCGTGACCACGCCCAAGGTCGCCGTGACCGGCGTGCTGACGCACCGGGACGGCCACCGCGAGGAGACGACGATGGAGCTGCCCGTGGACGGCTCGGGCTCCAAGAACGACGTCCAGGCGGTCGGCTCCTCGTTCTCCTACGGCAAGCGCTACACCGCCATCGCGCTGCTGAACATCACCAGCCGGGCGGCGCAGGATCGCGACGACGACGGCCGGGCCGGCGGCATGAGCAAGGACGCCCAGGCCGCGATCTCCGACATCAACATGGCGGAGAACCTGATCGAACTCCGCCGGTGGAAGGCGGAGAAGTACGACTGGTGCAGCAAGAACCTGCCGCCACACGAGCTGAAGGAGGTGATCGCCCTCTACAACACCCGCCTGAAGAAGATGCGCGAGGGCGCCCCGCCGTCTGACGGCGGCGTGTCCGACTTCCCGGGGGACCGCTGATGTCCCTTCAGATCTTCAACTGCGATCAGGGTACGCCGGAATGGTACGCCTGCCGGCGCGGCATCCCGACCGCCAGCGAGTTCGCAACGGTGATGGCGAAGGGCCGGGACGGCGGCGCCAGCCTGACCCGCAAGACCTACATGCTGAAGCTCGCGGGCGAGCGCATCACCGGCGAGCCGATGGACAGCTACTCCAACGGCCATATGGACCGGGGCAAGGAGTGGGAGGCGGAGGCGCGGGAGCGCTACGCCTTTGAGCGCGAGGTCGAGCCTGAGATCGTCGGCTTCATGCGGCGCGGCGACATGGGCTGTTCCCCTGACGCCCTCGTGGCGGATGACGGCGGCGTCGAGATCAAGAGCAAGGCGGCCCACCTCCTCATCGAGGCGCTGCTTCGCGACGACCCGCCGCCCGAGCATAAGGCGCAAGTTCAGGGCGCGCTGCTCATCACCGAGCGGGACTGGTGGGACCTCGCCCTGTTCTGCCGGAAGATGCCGCTGGTCCTCCACCGCGTGCTGCCGGACCGCGCCTATATCGCCAACCTCAAGGGCGAGATCGACCGCTTCAACGATGAGCTCGCCGCCCTGGTGGAGCGCGTGCAGCGCTACGGCGCCAAGCCCGAGCAGGTGGCGGCATGAGCGGCCTTCCCCTGCTCTACACCTGGGATGGCGAGGCGATGTGGCCCCGGCCGGCCTTCCGCCGGGAGGCGGATAAGCAATTCGTCGTCGGCGAGACCTACCGCCTCGTGGAGGCGCAGGACCGCTCCGACGCCTCGCACTCCCACCAGTTCGCCTTCGTGAACGAGGCGTGGAAGAACCTGCCGGAGCGCCTAGCGGCCGACTTCCCGACCGCCACGCACCTCCGCAAACGCGCCCTCATCGAGACCGGCTTCTACGTTGAGACGCGGCTCGACATCGGCAGCCAGGATGCGGCCGTCGCCGTCGCGACCACGCTGCGCACCAAGGACGAGTTCGCGTGGATCGTCGTTCGCGGCGGCGTCGTCGTCATGCGCGAGGCCAAGAGCCAGAAGCGCACGGCGATGGACAAGGCCGAGTTCCAGGCCAGCAAGGACGCGGTTCTCGGCTGGGTGTCGCAGCTGATCGGCGTGGAGCCGGAAGCCCTCCAGCGCGCGAGGGCGGCATGACGGGCCGCTCGGTTCCGCTGTGGGAGGGCGCTACCCCTGACGCCGCGATCCCCACCCGCGTTCGGCTGCGCGTGTTCAATGCCCACGGCGGCATCTGCGCACTGACCGGCCGGAAGATCATGGTGGGCGACGCCTGGGACCTCGATCACCGCATCCCGCTCGCGCTCGGCGGCCGGCACGCCGAGGACAACCTGCAGCCGGTCCTGAAGGACGCCCACCGCGAGAAGACGAAGGCCGACGTCAGCGCGAAGGCCAAGGCCGACCGCACCCGCGCGAAGCACCTCGGGATCTACCCGAAGTCCCGCACGCCCCTGCGCAGCCGCAACACCTTCGCGAACCGGAGGGCGCGCGATGCCTGAATACCGCCCCCAAGGCCGCGGCCATCGCTGCCTTACCCAACTCCGCGCCGGCCCCGCGACGCTCTACGAGATGCGCGCCGCCAGCTGCACGACGCGCCGCCAAGGGCTGCGGCTCTGGCACATGCTCGACGCCGCGATCCGGCACGGCTTCGTCGCGTTCGCCGCCGAGCGCTACCGGCTGACGTCGGTCGGGCTCGATGCGCTCAACTGCCTCGACGCCGGCGAGACGGTGCACGTCGACGAGGCGCCGCGGACGTCGGTGCGCGTGTTCGCGAGGGCCGCGTGAACGATGTGGCTCTACGTCCCCTCGACCTCATCAGCATCTGCACCGGCGGCGGAGGCCTCGACCTCGGCGTCGAACTGGCAATCCCAGGCGCTCGCCCAGTCGCTATGGTGGAGAGGGAAGCCTTCGCCGCCGGCCGTCTGGTCGAAGCGATTGAGCAAGGTCTCCTGGCTCCGGCAGCTGTCCACACGGATGTGCGAACCTTCCCGGGCCGACGCTTCCGTGGCCTCGTGGACGGCGTCGTTGGCGGCATCCCGTGCCAGCCTTACAGCCTCGCCGGAAAGCGTCTCGGCCGCGATGACCCTCGAGACCTGTGGGGATCGGCCCGGCGCCTGTTCGTCCAGAGCGGCGCGTTCTTCATCCTCATCGAGAACGTGGGGGGCATGCTCTCCGAGGGGGGCGCGGAGCGGGTCCGAGGAGACCTTCTCCGCCTGGGCTGCCAGGTTGAGGGAGGCCTCTTCCGCGCGTCGGAGGTTGGCGCGCCGCATGAACGCGAGCGGCTCTTCATCCTCGGCGTGGCCGACGCCGCGTACCATAACCGGCGGCCCGGAGTCGGCGGAACGGAAGCAGGAGCTCGGCCGGGAGGAGAGCGGGGGTGGCGACCTGCAGTCGGCGGCGCTGACCTGGTCGACGCCGCGAGCCTCCGACGGCGAGAAGGGCGGTCCGAACCAGAGCTTCGGAGCGGGCGGAGTGCCGCTGGTGGCTCAGGCGGCTCAGTGGTCGACGCCTTCGGTTGCGGACGTGACCGGCGGCCGGACCAGCCGCAGCGGCGATCGCAAGGGCGAGCTGCTGCTGAACTCTCAGGCGAGGCTGGTCTCTTCCCGCCCGGCCCCGGAGACGCCGCAGCCTGGAGAGACACCCTCGCCCGAGCGCCGCACCTTGAACCCGCTGTTCGTCGAGTGGCTGATGGGCTGGCCGACCGGGTGGACCGCCTCCGAATGCTCGGCAACGGAGTTGTACCTTTGGCGGCAGCGCATGCGCTCCGCACTCTGGCGCTTAGACTTTCACGACGCTCCCCCAGCGCAACTTACCTTGTTCACTTGATGGAGGAGGGATCGTGACCCGCACCTGCGCTCACTGCACGGCGCCGCTCGTTCGGCCGAAGCGGATCAGCACCACCAAGTGGCTGGAGCGGCGCTACTGCAGCAATGTCTGTGCGTGGGGCGCTCAGCGGGCCGGCGCCACCCTTGAGTGCCGCCATTGCGGGACGAGGTTCGTTCGGCACAACAAGCGCCAACGCTACTGCTCGCTGAGATGCTCCTCGCGAGACCGCGGCACCCCACGCTATCGGAAGCAGGGCGATAAGCTTGAACATCGAGCAGTAATGGAGCGGCTTCTTGGCCGACCTCTCAAGTCGTTCGAAACCGTCCACCACAAGAACGGTCGCCGCTTGGAGAACGTCGAGGAAAATCTTGAGCTCTGGGTGAAGCCACAACCGGCGGGGCAGCGGCTCGAAGACCTCCTGAGCTGGCTGGTCGACAACTATCCGGACGAGCTCGCAACTCGCCTCGCCGCCCGCTCCGCCGGCGCAGCTCACCTTGTTCGGATGATGGAGGCCGTCGATGCGTAAAGCCGACCTCATCGCCCAGGAACGCTGGATCGCGGACACCTACCGCCGGGAAGCGTCCAATCGCCGGTCCCGGAACCCAGCCCTCGCCGCTCAGCTCACCGCATGGGCCGAGGCGTCCGAACGCAGGATCGAGGCCCTGAAGTGCGGGCCGCTGTTCGCGGAGGATGCGTGAGATGAGCGAGGCCCGCGACATCACCCTTGGCCCGGTGACGGAGCGGCGCTTTGCCGAGGCGTTTGCGCAGAGCGCCGTGATCACCAAGAGGGCGGCTGCGTCGCTCATCGGCCTTGACGAGAAGACGCTCGAGGCGATGACTGACGAGGGCGCGATCCGCTGCGTGCGGCGCGGCAAGCTGCCGGCCTACACCGAGCGCGACTTGCGCGCCTACCTGACGGAAGGATCTGGGCCCCCATGTCGGTCTACAAGCCGGCCAAGAGCCGCTTCTACCAGTACGACTTCGTCCAGAACGGTCGTCGCTTTCACGGCTCGACGGGGGTCGAAACGCGGCGAGCCGCCGAGGCCGTAGAACGCAAGCGGCGCCAGGACGCGGCGCTCGGCACGCTAGACGACGCAGCGCAGATGACGCTGGACCTCGCCGCCGGGCGCTGGTGGTCGGAAGTGGGCCAGCACAAGAAGACCGCCGCCGCGATCGAGCGCCGCCTTGAACAACTCCTCGGCCTCGTTGGCAGCCAGGTCCGCCTCTGCGACATCACCACGCCCCTGGTCCTGACCGCCATGGAGAAGCGGCGGCAACAGACCTTCGCCCGCGGCAAGGGGCGAAAAGCGCCGCGCTACGCCGTCTCGAACCGAACGGTGAACCTCGATGTCATCGACACCCTTCGCCCGATCCTCCGCCGCGCCGGCAAGCTGTGGGGCGCCAGGGGCCTGCC